TCATTCTACTATGTGTTGGACATGGAGGACTAGCCCATATAAAATCAAATTCTTTATAATGTTCTAATAAATATTGGTGTGCATCTGCAACAACTACTTTATCATTAGGGAATAAATCTTGATATATTTTGGCTATCTGTGGATTCATCTCCACTGCTGTAACATCAACATCTTCCCAAAGTTTTCTATTCCCACCGATCCCAGCATATAGATTAAGTATTTTCATAATTTTATTTCTTTCCCTTCTTGCAATCACACTCTAATTTTTCCTGCTCTTTTTTCTGGCCTATCTTTACTGGCTTAGGAATATCACTTAAATATCCCTTTCCACTATTCCTCGCTTCAATAAAACCAATTACCTTAACTGACTCGGCTATACCTCTTTTAAGATTAAGTCTATATAGGTCAATGAATCTTTTCTCTATGAATGGTATCGTTGCTTCGTCTTGGCTGCATAACCACATCCAACCACCTAGCTCTACTACACAATGAGATATAATCGGATCATCAAATTCTATGGTTTGATAGTAAGCTCCTTTTGATACTGCCTCTATAACCTTATTCCAAGCGATCAAGGCCTTGTCATCACTTGTTCCCTCAAGGTAACTAAGCAATTCTGCCGGCTTGGGAAGTGTATTGTACACTCTGTTTCTAAGGCATTTATCAATAGACATATTAAACTCTTCAAGACTATAATCTTTAAAGATATTATAATATAGGTCATATAAAAACTCACTTGGAGTCTTATTGTATAATTCGCATAATCCGGTCATTGATTCTATGAATTTACTCTTGTCTAACATTCTCTGACTCCTTCTTTAACCAAGATTGTCCGATTAAATATGCCTTAACCCCTGATTCTGTTAGCTTTGTAGTTACTTCCTTCTGATTAAAGTATGATTCAAATTTGTTTGAGTATAAGGTTATCGGCCTTAAGAACTTGATCATCTTCTCGCTTGTTCCCCAGGCCCTAAGCATCTTGCGATGAACTGTTTTAAAATCCTCTACAGTATAGTTTTCGTTTAAACGAGCCTTAATAAGTACTTGAGTAGATTTAGTATTATGTCTATAAGATGTTGATAGAACAATGTTTAAGTCTTCAATTACTTCTTTTATTATATTATTAACGGTTATACCTCCGTTACTTAACTTCGTAGTAGCTTGCTCTACACTCCCCATTCCCTTTATAGTTCCCTTCTCCATTCCTTTTTCCTTTTTAATATTATATAGATTACTTATATGTGGAGCAGGAGGGATTTTACTTTCAGCTTCAGTATGGTGTGGCTTTTGGTGTTTATCCCAATTAACTATTTGGATATATTTTTCACTTTCTATTTCATATCTTTGTATAAAAGGTTTACTTGATCCGTTTTTATATTGACTTAATAGATCAAGACTTAGTTCAATATTTATATCATCATAAGGAAATATTTCAACCTTAAGACGCTTTGGTCTGTCTTCTAATCTGCCAGCTTTATCGGCAAAGTTCCATAGTCCTGCAAAGCACAATCTTGTTTCATATGGAAAGATTGCTAAATCCTCATCTTTAAAGAAGTCCGGTTTTAAATATCGTATGCGTGCTATGATATCCTCATTTCTCTAATTTTAACAATATAAAAACCCGGCAGGCGAACAGAGTTCACTAACTTTGTCTTTGGAGAGGCAAAGAACCTGCCAGGCAATAAAAAACGACGAGTTATTTTTCTCGTCGAAGTTTCCTTATTATTAATGTCTGTTCTTTTCATCTTTTCCTCTCCATTTTTACCAACAAATACACTCTATCAGAATTTTCATTGTTTGTCAAGTCTTTTTAAATTTTAACTATTAATTTCTTCCGGTGTATATTTATACCAAGAGTGTTTTGTACCCATTTCTTTTTCAGTCTTATTGATAATATCCATCCCTTTTTTCCTAAGTTGATATATTCTGGCGTTATATTGTGCCGCTAGTTTCATAATCTCCGGCAATGGTATCCACACATTAGGATTTTTCATAAATAGGTTTTTAATTCTCTTGGTTTGTGATTCTATGCTATTTTTTTCTTGCGGTATGCCACCTTTGAGTGCATCCATGTTGATCGTTGTTTCCTGCTCAAGATTGTTTCTGCGGATTGCTTCTTCCATTTCGATTTGTGAGTTCATTTTTTATCCTTTCTTTGTTAATAGCTTTTGTCTCCTTTATCCATCCAGTTCCCGACCATTGTTTTGAGTATAACTCTTTCATCACAAACGCTAACCAGAGTTGTTCCATAGAATTGATAAATCTATTTGGTAATGAAAACTGCCATATTCGTCTTTGTAAATCTTGTATTTTATCCATTTGAAATTCTGATTTTGATATTACCATATCCTGCAACTGGTCTTGGCGAGGTAACCAGATGGCACCATCACGCCTATCGGCATAGTGTCCTATCATCCAACCACCTTCGTCATTATCCCAATGACCTAATGCAACACGAACTTCAAGTGGTAAATAAAACAAGTCTGCTTCATAATCTTTATCACTCATAGTATCCCCTTTAGGCGCTAATTTCTGTATTTCTTCTGCCTGTTTACACATTGAGATATTTTCGGGAGTTATGTCCATTTTACCTATCCTTTCTATTGATAACAACTCGGTTTACTATAACTACCATAAACCCATTTTCTCCAATCTAAACTATTGCTTTTTTGTTTAATATTCTTACAGCCAAATATACAACCCTCTATAAGTTTATCAAAACCATTCATTTCTACATAATTATGACATTCTATGCAAAGGGTAATTAAGTTATTCATTTTATTTTTTCCACCTTCTTTTCTTGGAATTATATGATGTGCCGACAACTTTAATCCATTCTCTCCAAAAAAAAGTCCGCATCTTTGACATTGGAATCTATCCCTCTTGAATATTTTTCTTCTTGTTTTTATCCAACTTAATCCCCATTTAATCTTTCCTCTTTTTGCTGGTCGATAAACTTTCTTGCGCCAGTTCTTCTTTTCCCTCATCGTTACCCTCCTTAAAAATTTCAACAAAGAGGTCTAAAGTAGCAACTAAGCTCCGTTTATCAATGTCAGCCTTAAATTTCAAAAACTTATAAGCTTCATTGCTGATCCGAATTGTCTTCATTTTCTTCTCCTTTCTAGTCGCTAATCCTCTTGTGTTAAGTATAACACAAGTTAACACATAAAACAAGGGGATAGAGTAATTATATTTACTTTAAAACAAATCGAAATTTCCCCTTAAAACTGGCTAAAAACCGCTATTCCTGTAGCGTATGCCATTGCATTTTGCAGTTTGAGATTCATTCTGCCTCAATTTCGTTTGGAAGCGGTATAATACAATTCAGCTTTTCTGCTGCAAAAATCCTTACCTTTTCCAAATAATCCTCAAATTCTACTGTTGTCAAAGAAGTAGATGAACGCACTATGGGAAATTTACCTGATTTATCCATAAGAAACATCGCCCTTAAAGAATCGTGGATTTCGTCTTCTGTATGTCCTGTTTCTTCGCTGACAATCTTATAACATACACCCCACATATATCGATTCTGATTATTACTTCTGCCCTTCTTCCATTTCTTAACAACAACAGTAACATCTTTTCCCTCTAATGAGAGCAGATACTTATTAAACTTCTCTATACTGTTAAAGTTTATCTTTCCGTTTTTTATCATAGCAAAGAATACTGGGGTCATTTGAAGTCCGGCTGGCTGTTCTCTTTTGGTTTCTGATCAAAGACACTTACCAGAACTCCGGGCATATGATACAGCTTGATGTATTGTTTGTCATTTGATTCAAATAATACTCCGATCCGATTCCAGTTAATCTTTTCTTCGCCTTTTTTATCTTTATAACTTTCTCTGATACATAGATTTTTCATAATTCACCTCACCTTATCTTTTTAACTACCTCTTTTAACTCAGCGCAGAATAACTCCAATTCAACCTTTAGTTTTTTAAGAAATTCTTCATCCCTTTTTACCCTGATGATCAGAGGCTTCATCGAATCACAATAAGACATAAACCACCAATATTCCCTTTCGCTGATATATAAACTACTTTGGATTTGAACATAATATTGAGTAGGTAGTTTATTTTCAATCAAATATTTTGTTTGAGTTTTCCCGAGAGGGCATTTTACCTCAATACCACAATCTTTAGAAATTAATCCATCTGGACTGGCATGATATAATCTCCTTTCATCTTTATATATCATTCCGACTTGCTCTATTTCTACATCATGTATTAAGCTAAATAAAGACCTCGCCTCATCTTCTTTTGTTTGCCCATTAACCATTGTTTGCGATTGAAAGGTTTCATCTGCTTTTCCACGTATCTTCTCTGCAACAAGGCGAAACATATAATCTTTTCTACTTTTACTAGACTTACCTTCCGATGTGATTATCTTGTTCATTTCCGAAGCTCCTGGATTTCCTAAACGTGCTTTATACCATGCTTCAGAGCTTTGAACAAAACTTCTTTCAATTATTGGCATAATTCTCCTTATATTTTTTTACTGCATAACAATTAACTTTTGGAGGATAACTATACTTTCCTGATTTTTTACCCATGCACCAAGAAACAATTGTTGATTGCACAACTCCGAAATGATTTGCAGCATCGTAAGCAGAAGGAAATACTTTTTCTCCAATATACCACCATTTAGAACGCTTTGAATTTTGTGTATTTGTTTTTCTACTTACAAATCTACAGTTATCAGGAGAATACCCCAAAAAGGTATTTTTTCTATCTATATCTAACCCCTTTTCATATTTACCTTTTGCCCAATTGTAAAAATTTTCAAACTTTCGCCACTCGCAACATACTTTGATGTTTCTATAAAATTTTTTATTCTTACCATTATTGTTATCTGAACAACGTTTAATAATTCCTCCCCATAATTTATAAACTGATGTTTTTGACATACCATGTTTGGTGTGAACCTTACTCATTACCTCGTCTTGATAACAACCACAACTTTTTGTATTCCCAGTTCTTAAATCACGACCACGCACGATTGTTCTATTACCACAAACACAAATGCATTCCCACGCTTTTAAGTTTTCTTTTCCATTACTTAAAAGTCCATTTCTTTTAATAACAAACAATCTTCCAAATCTCTTTCCTGTTAAATCAAATTTTCTCATATTCCCTCCAATAAAAACGCCCGTGTTCTGCGTCGGTCAGAAGAACGGTTAAATTCAACTGCGCATACTAACGGGCTATGGTGGCATAAAAAATCCGCACCCCTGACCGATAGATTAATTATACCAACATTATTGGATTTGTCAATCATTATTTGCCACCTTCGACTTTCTCTTAGCCTCTATAGTTACAAGAGCCTTTCTATAATCAGACTTAGGCATCTTCTCAAGCGACTCAATCTTTAGATATTCCACAAACTTTTTCTCGGAGATTTTTAAAGCTATCATATTGTCCCTAAGAGAATGAAGTTGTTTGTCGTCAATATATTCAACTGGAGCACCTGCCGCCTTACCATCATCATCTTGCTCATAGGTAGCCAAACCAGTTAAACATAAGAGCGTATATCGGCATAAATACGAAATTGTGCTTCCTATGGCTTGAATAGCGTTCTTTGACCCGCTTGTATCTGATGGCGCTTGGAGCGTAGTTTCTTCGCTGTGACCTCTTGCATGAGTAATCTTGCAAGTAACTAAGATTGCCCCGTTCTGCTTTGTTGACCAAGAAGCTGATAAACCATGCTTGCTTAATGCTGTATTGATTTTCTCGGTTACATTGGCAAGCGTTGCATGGTTGTAGCTTGTTTTACCTGCGGATGTATTAAACGATACTGTCTTATCTTTATTGATCTTCGGCGGATCAGCTTTAAATGCGGCCATAGCTTCATGGTATGCCTTGCGTGCCTCGTTTGCCTCGAATCTTTCCTGTAGGGCAAGCAACTTCTCTAGTTGATCAAGATTTGAACCAGTCTTAATTGCTTCTCGAATCATCATAGCAGGAGAACTTTCTTCTATTTTGACTATCTCTTTCTCTTTATTTTTGCTTTTCATTTTAATCCTCTCCTTTTTCTTTTAATTCAGTATTTTTTATATCGCTTGGTAAATCTTTTATTTCTACAACCATTTCCTTATCGTAGCTGTCCCAATGAGCAGTTATATCTTTATCAGGATATTTTTCTCTTATTTTTTCTATCACCATTTTTTGTAAATCTTTAGCATCGTATATTATTTTCATCTTAATCCTCTCCTCTTATTATGTTTTCTAAATTCAATCCCTTTCCGGGACATTCTTGATGATGGGGCTCGATTTTGACAATGCCAAGCCTCTTTAGAAGGCCCCTCAAGCTTTCAATTTGAGCT